ATCCCAGTAGTTGTTGCTCATAGCAACCCACCCTTCTATTCGTTGTTAGTTCGCAGGCCACAGTTCAGTTCGGGGAAACTGGCTGGCTCCTACTATCGGTCTTATACACTGCACGGGGCCGATAGGTCCGTGTCAGGAATTAGATTATGTTTCTGCTTGCTGACTTAAGAGATACTTTGCTAGTTCCAGATGCACCGCTCATGCGGCCAGTCTCTAACTTAGCAAGGTCTTCAAGTTCCTTTTTAGCAGTTGCTGACTGACGTAAGTAAACATCTTCAGCCTGTTGTTGTGTATATGTGCCATTCTCGTAAGCACGTAACTGAGCAGCACGTGGAAGAACGCTAGCAATTTGAGCAGCACCAAGTTGTGCTTGTTCTCGGCTAATACCAAGGGCTGCATACTCTTCCATTGATGCTGAATTAATCTTGAGTCCTTGCGCTAAGAATGCTCCACCAATTGATGCAGCCTGAGCCTTAGTTTCTAACTTAGGCAAAGTTTCTGTTGGATTCAAGAAGTATGAGAAAATATCACTATCGTTAATCATAGGATAAAGTTCTTTAATTGCTTTAATAGTATTATTATCTGACTTAGAAAGAGTAGAAGCAATATCCATTCTGCGCTTTAACTCAGTTGGTGCAATAGTGTTGCCAATAAACTTGGCAAAGGTAGCCTGCTGTTGTTCGCGGGTAGTACCCATAAGAGCCTTTTGACCATAGGCTGTAAAGATTTCAGCCATTGTATTTTCTAAATCTAAGTATGTACCTTCATCGTAGACATTTAGCCCAGCAGTTCTACGGGCTTCATTGCCAGCAAAGCGGGCCTTATACTCTGGACGTTCACGTAAAATCATAGTTGCTTGCGCTGATGGAGTACCATTAATAATCATTTCTTTAACAGCATCAGCCAATGTACCTAGACCATACTTGTCAAACTCTGCTTTTAAAACAGCCCAAGCAGATAGTCTTTGTGACTTAACTGCTGCTGCTTCTGATGCTGCTGCTAAATCTGCAGCATACTTAGTTGCTGCTGCATTGCTATCAGAAGCATTATTATTACCATTGTTATTATTATTTCCACCTTGTGGAGAATATGTTACATATTTTCCATTAGCGTCTTTTACAAAAGATGCACCATATGTTTGAGATGAATTAGGTCCAGTTGCTACAGATAATTGATTGTATGTTCTACCATTTTTATCTGTAACAGTTTCAATTCTATAACCCAATACACCTTCAGATGAACCAAAAAATTGTTCTAATTCTTTAGGAAAAGGTCCTGGTGTAAATCCCGATGGGATTTTATTGCCAGTTTGTGTAGTTACTGCAACTGGTCTTGACCCATCTGCTGCAACTCCATTTGCATCTACATCTACTGGACCATTTGCTGTATTAATAGTTTTTGCTTTTACCCACTTTATTTCAGTAGGTATTACAGCAGGTGTAGAAGCAACTGGCAAACCTAGTTGACGCTTTTCATCATCTGTTAAAGGACGACCTGATTGCAGTTTACTAAGAGCAATTCTTGCGTCTACCGTTTCAACAGGTTGAGTTACGGGAGCATTTGACACAGCATTTTTTGCTGTTGAATCTTCAGGAATATATGATGCTGGTATTCCACCACCATCTACCATCATTCTATCTAATCTAGCCATTATCTACCCTGCAATCCAAAGTCTTGCAAGATACGTAAAACCGTACTTGTTGACTTTTCTATAGCCTCATCGGTAAATGCAAAATCTGGATGTTGCATTAATGCTCTATCAAAATCCCAAACTGGACGTAGGTTTCCTTTTTCATCAAACATATTTTGTTGCATCCATGAGTCTTCCATGGTTGCATTTGTTTTTTGAAGTTTAGAGTTCATTCGATTAACGTATGGCTGATAAATTGTACGAAGAGAAAGACCCTGCTTCATTAGATTTTGCACTTGTTCTGTCTGTCCAACAAATGCAGCCTGTTTAATTTCAGCCTTAATAGCGTCAAGACTTTCACCTCTATCAAGGCGTTGCATCCATGAAGATACCTGTGCCTTGGTAAAGTCTTTATCTAACTGAAAACCATAGTCATTGGCATAGTCATCTAAGTCTTGTACATTAGTAGCAACTGCACCCTTTGGGGTGCCAGTTCCATAACTAACCTTTGCATTAAGGTACTTAGAAATATAAGCAGTGTTCTTTTCATTGGCTGAGTCATAAATATCTTTAGCCCAAGTATTAAGTTCTGCTGCTGTATAAGAAATACCTTTATTGTTTAACTGATACTCAAGGTTATCTTTAGCAGTCTGTAGGCCACGGGCATAGTCTGTATTTCCAGCAGCAGCCTTAATTTTCTTATCGTACTCTGGGTCATTCGGGTCTAGTCCTTTGACTAGATTCTCATACTGACGGCGAAAGAAGTCACGTGCTCTAACTGTGTCAGCATTTTGGATAAACCACTTTTTGCTAGTTAGTTCGCTTTCAAACTGCTGGTCAGACATGTTACTGTTAACAGCACGGATTAAAAACTCTCTTAATTCATCGTCAGTTGAAAAGATAGTGTCAATGTAACCATACTTTTCTTGAGCCTTCTTTAAGATTGCAGCAAACCCTGGATTAGCAAGTTCTGCTGAAGTCTGTCCAGAAGCAGCAGCAATACCAGCAATTGTAGTTGTATCTGCCATTACTGAACTCCCATTACTCTCTTAAAGACATCAAAGTAACCAAGTACTTGATTTGCTTTTGTTTCGTCTGTTTGTGATAACTGTTCAAATAAGAACTGCTGTGTATCAAGACCAGTCTTTGTTACTCTATTTACTGCTTGACCTTCTGCATCGTATGTAGTTGTAGATACATCTGGATTTTTTCTTTGCGCTTTTTGAATAAGCGGAAAGATTTGCTCAAACTGTTCATCTGTAGCATCAATACCCTGCAACTGTTGGTACATAGCGTTAACCGCTTTACGGGCCTGGGTTTCACCAAAGACTGTTGCATCTCTAAAGGTCTTAGTAGTACCGCCACCAGTACCCTTTTTCTTGGAAAGGAACTCATCTAAAGTATCTAGAGTCCTTTTACCCTCAAACTTATATGCTGTTGTCTGCTCTACTGTGTAGGCAGATACCGCTCTATCAAGGGCTACAAGAATGTCCTCTGAGGTAACATCCTTAGACTTAGTTAGATATCCAGCACTGCGTAACTTTGCCGCTACCTTAGCCTTATCGTTACCATACTGCTTTAGCAGTTGGCTTAGATACATATCACGGACTGTATCGGTACGTCCATACTGAGAGCCTTGGTCTAAAAAGTAAGGCTTTCCTAAATCATTAATTTCTGATGGACCAGGAGCGCTGGTCATTTTTGGACGTTCCTTTACGGCAGGTTCTGTGTAAAGGTAGGCTTGATAAGGCGTATTCTTTTCTGGGTCAATTACTTGAACTACAGTTTGTCCACCATCAACAGATATACTAGCGCCAGCAAAAAGATTTTCAACTTGTGCTTCATTAGAAACTGTTTTGTCTTCTACTTTACTACTAATAAACTGCTCTTTGCTATCAAAAGACTTTTTACCTGAAGCCCAAGAAGCAAAAGTTATATGATAACCTTTAACTTCTTTAGGAGAAACAATTTCCCACTTTTCTGTATTTTTATTAAATACAAACTTTTTGTTACCAACACGGGCGCGGGTCCACTCTTCTTGAATATCTTCTGGTGGAGCAGGAATTGTAATTTTTGCCATTATACCCTCGCGCTATAAGTGTCTCTTGAATAGTACTTCAAGATTGAGTTGAATATTGCCTTAGTTGCTTCCTTAATTGCGTAGTCTTGGCTACCCAATTGGTCAAGCAGTGCCTCAACGCTATTGCGTGTATCACGCTTAATCTGTGAAGCGTTGTATAGCCCTCTTACTTCTTCATCATTAGCAAGGGCAATAAAGTCTTCCATTGCCTGTAGAGCAACCTTTAACTTCATCTTTGTTCCAGTAGATACTGCATCAGAGTTGTCTATAACAACCTGCTTTAGGCTACGTAGCATGCGCTCTTCTGTAGCAATCTCATTACCGCCACCAGTAATAGCACCTAGCAGTAGTGGGTTAGAAGCAAGCAACTGCTTACGTGCATTAGTTGAAGCATCAATAATGAACTTACGCTCAGAGATACGTGTCTCTGTTGCTAATTGAGCCTTTTCCCATGATGCAATATCAAAGTACTTTTGCTTATCTTCAGCAACTAAAACATCATCGTAGTACTGCTCTAGTTTCTTATCTTCTAGCAAGCCAGATGACTGCATCCAGTTATACACACCAGCATTAAAGTCACCAGTATGTGGGCCAAAGATGTAGGCTGCTTCGCCATAGGTATCAATAAACTTCTTGTTACCCAAAGACCAGTTCTTCATATCGTTAGTCTTAGAGATAAGAACCTTAGTCTGCTTAGTATCACGGGCTACTGTGTAAGCAATCTTTCCTGGATACTTACCAGTAAAGATAACTAGTGCCTGCTCGTATGGGTCTTGAACATCATCCCCATACTTCTTGTAGATTGATTCATAGATATCCCAGAACTCATTGCGTAGTCCTGTGATACCAACATCTAGAAGGTAAGAAGGAACACCCTTTGACTCCTGCATAGTTGGAGCAACTGGTGAGATAAGACCCAGTACTGAACGCATAACCATCACGTTATGTGCAGAAATACGGATGTTCTTTAGGTACTTATACTTCTCTTCATCTGTTGCATTAGGCTCTAGATAGTTACCATTAGCAGCATTGTATGCAATTGCCTGCTGTGCTGCTGTTACTTCCTGTCGGGACTTTTCGTTGACGGGTAAGGTTTGGTAAATCTTGAGAAGAGAAGACGGGATAATCGCTCTAGCAATATCAATATTGTCTCCAATTGGGCCAAGGGCCATGTTGTCAATCTCTTGTCCAACCTTTTGAATAGCAGGGCTATCAACAGTTCCTAGCAAATTGCGGATACCAATAGCGCTTAATGCTGCAATAGGACCAGAGAATGTAGGCAAACCTGCATCTGGTGAGAAAGAAGGGTTAGCCAAAGTTAACTTCATAGTAAAGTCATTGAACAAAGGTTGCTTGTATTCGCTATCTGTATTGCCTGTAAGGGTACGGATAGTTGTATCTGTTGCCTTAAAGATAATGTTATCCATAGGCATCATGATGTATGGAGCACCTTCGCTGTCCTCATAGAACATACCGCTAGCATTTAAGCCAAGATGCGCTAGGCGCATACGGTATAGAACCTGTGGTGATACATCCTTGAGGCGGTAAATACGGCGATAAAAGTCCTCAGTTGCACGATAGAAACGACCAACTGTGCGAACAGATACGGCAAAGTTAGAGCGGATTCCTGGGTTATCAGCAAACTTTAATACTGTATCTGCTGCTTCATCCATAGCAAGTTCAGTGAACTTCTTCTCTGCCATTTCGGTAGCACGGCGCTCTAGTTGCTGCACCTGCCATGGCAATGAATAACTATCAGGATTATTACGCTTAGCATTTGCAATAATGTTATCTGCATACTCACGCTCAAGACCAGCATACTTTTTGCGAAGATGCAGGTATGAAACACCAACAACAGGGCTACGAAGGATACCGTTAACCTGACGGTCCATTAGTTCCATCATGCCGTTACCAGCACGCTTCCATGCTGTCTCTACATCTGTAAAATCTGGAAACTCAACACGGGTATTAATATAACCTGTTGGCTGGAAACCCTTTGTTAAATCAGCAAACTGATTAATATCAATCTGGTTTGCTGCCTTCATCCACTTGTCGTTAATAGCACGACCAGTTTCATCCTGAGTAATCAACAACTTTTCGTAGTTTGTCTTAACAGCATCAATTAAATCTTTGTTGTATAGACGTGGACCACCGTGGAAGTTATCACGCATATCCATCAACATACGCTCAAAGTAAATGCGAGCAATGTCTTCGTCTCCAAGACCCTTTTGTCGCCAGTAAACAGTGTCACCAAAGTATGAAAGGAACTTCTTTAACGCTGGCTGTGCCTGGTCTGATACTTTCCAGAAGTCATTGTCCTTAGCCATGCCAAGACGTTCCATCATTCCGTCTACTGCACGTACCAAATCATCTGGAGTTTCTAGTCCATTGTTTGCAAAGAAAGCAACTGCTGGAGATACGCGGTATGGTCCTGGCAACTCTAACTTGCCATGCTGGCGTGGAGTAGCAAAGCGGATATACCAGTTATCGTAGTGAGCAAGGGTAACAAAGTTGTCATCTGCTGCACGAAGTTTATCAATTTCAATCTCTTGGTACTTACCAAACTGGAAACGCTTACCAGTTGCTTCTTTACCAACTATGTTTAATGCCTCAGTCAACTTACTGATGTTTAACTGTTCAGCAACAATCTCTTGGTCTAGTTTTCCGCCAAGAGATGTACGTGCAGCAACAGACTGTGCCATTGAGTTGAGCAAATCTGGATGGTAGACCATAGCCTGTGTCCAGTAGTCACGCTCAGCGGGGTCTAGATTACGAATAAAGATAGATGCTCTATCTGCAATCTCCTGATTAATCTTAAGGTGGCTGACCTCTGCAATAGAAACACCTTCACGCTTAGCAATTGACTCAATAATTTCATTGCGTGCTTCAATGCCAAGTAAATCTGCTGGGTCTTTTTTAAATGTTTTGCTAAGTAGTTCAGCAATTGGTCCCTGTGAGGACCGAGATGCTGTATATGCAATACCAGACTTGTTTAATTTACGCCCAGTACCCTTAGCATAATCAAGAAGATTACGTGTAGGCGCTGTTAAAGCATACATAAAGCCTTCATCAATGGCTGAACGCACACCTAGACGTGGGAACAATGTAAAGATAGACCAAAAATCCACAAAGTCTTTAGCAAGTTTGCTGTTTGGTGTACCCATTGCTGCAGTTATAAGGTTCTTTTTAGAACGAATTGAGTTTGCCTCAATAGCAATCTGCTCATAAGGTAGCGGAGCAATGGCTCCTGCTAACTGAGAAGGCTGAATTGCAGAAGAACCTGCAAGCAATGGTGTTTCATTCTCAAACTTAACAGCATTCTTGCTCATTACGCCAGAAAAAGCGTCATCAATTTCAGTCTTAACTGTGGTTGTAAAGCCAGCACGCTCATTAAGAGTTCTCTTAAGAATATCGTGCATTAACTTCTCGCCATTTGGGTCTCCTGCAAGACCTGCACGCTGCATTACAGCGGCATACAAATTACGAACAATAACAACCTGCTCATCTTCAGATGACTGTAAAAACTTCTGGGCAATAAAATCTGCCATGTCTCTGTTAACAACCTGTCGTGCAACAAGTCTTACAGTATCAATAGTCTTGACCGCTTCATCACCAATAAGAATCTGTTGACCTGCTGGGTTACGAGCAGCAAGACGACCAGCCTTAAGCGCAAAACGCTTCAGACCTTTGATGTCATCTTCAATCTTAAATAGGTCTGTAATATTTGGATTAAATGCTTTGTCTGAGTTTTCACCAGACTTAACAAGAATCTTAAATGCTTCTTCGCCCTTGGCGTTAAACTCTTCCATGCTCTGCTTAGATACTGTTTTGTTAAACACAGAGTCAAGGTAGTTGTTAAACCCATCACTCAAGCGGCGATTGTTACGAGCAACGGCAATACCGTTGCGGCGATAGGTAATACCATCTACACGACCTGACAAAAGCAAGTATGTGTTTTCTGCATCGCTAAAAATCTTTTCAGCAGACTCAGCATCAAAAACTTTATTCTTCTCAAGAAAAACAATAGCGTCATCGCTATTGTAACCAGGTGCTAGTTTGCCAATTGAACGACGAATACTTGCACGCTCTGCAACAGTCTCTGCATTGGCCAACTTTTCAATGGCTGGTCCTAGTTGCTTGTCCCATAGTTGAATAACACCCTTGTCTTTAAAGACACGTGCTACTCCATAGCCAACATTTCCTGACTGAGCAGCGTTAGTTACCATCTCTGCTAACTGTGTACCACGGGTTGCAGCCTTGCTTGTTCCACCAGTAATCCACGTTAGTGGGTCAATTGCTATTTGGTAGATAAAGTCAATAACACCAGAAATGTTCTTGGTAGTTCCGTCAATGTAGTCACCAGCAAGCGCACCATTCTTTGGTGGCTTGGTGTCTAGCATACGTGCAACGTCACGTCCTAAAGAAACCTGAGCATACTTAGTTGCATCTAGAACTTGCCTAAACTTTTCTGGCTCGTTAAACGCCTCTTCAAAGGCTTTAGCAATCTCTGGAGTTAGTTCCCCATAGGACTCAAGGATTTCTCCTGGGCGCTTACCTGCTAACAATCCCTTTGCAATGTATATGTTTGCTTTACCAAAACGGTCTGTTGCTTCTTTTAAAGCACCATTATCGTAGACATCTGTGCCGTTCCAAGCATCAGACCAGACGTTAGCACTAAAGATATTCTCACCCTGTGCTACCTGACGGCTCACCAAGTATGGTGTATTAATCGCACGGTTGTATGCACCAGCAACTTTAAACACTGCAATCAAAGGGCTAGTAATTGTCTTGGCGGTAAACTTCAATGCACCAATAGCGCGGTCACCAAAATCTGGTGGTGCCTGCATATAGTCTGCATCTCCAAAGAAAAACTTTAAGCCCTCTTGCGCGTCTGGGTCTAAACCTTCAAATGCCTTACGTGCATCTGCTGAGTTCATGCGAGTAAGTTCTTTATTTTTCTTAACAGCCCAACTCATTTGTTCTAGTTGGTTCTGCTCTTCAGGCAAAAGATTTGCTCGCGTAGCCGCTGAATAAAGGTTAGGAGATGCTTCTGCGACTATAGGTTTTAAAACGCGCATTTAGTTTCCTAACTATTGAAGAAGTTCATTAAGATTAATTCTGCTTCTCCAGAATCATCAAAGAGATTTACTTTCTTGAGTGTGTCCATTGGGTTGGGTCTTAACTTTGGCATTCCAGCAAGAAGTTCTGAACCGCCTCCAGGACCACGGTCAATACCTGCAGTTCCTGGCTCATCTGGATATTGTGTTGGTGCATCTAAAGATACTGGCTGCATAGGCAAAGCATCATAAGGAGTACCAGCCATAGGTGCTGATGTTTGATTATTGTATGTTTGCTGACCTTGGCCGTATGGAAGACCTGGAATGTAAGTTGCTGCTTGTGTTGGCCCGCCATCTGTGCGCTGTGCAAGAGCGCCAGGTCCTGATGCTGGTGCTGGGTTAGATGGTTTACGATAACCGCCACGATTTTCTGGTGCTGTTGTCACTCTTCATCCTCTTCCATATCATCAATAACTTCAGCCTTAGTGCCTAGCACTTCGCTGTTATATTCTTGAGCCATCTTCATCATGCCATAGGCATTCCATGGAGTCATGGCTTCACTAACTTCTGTGTGTAAATAGCGGGACCCTTCGTAGTCTGCCCATTCGGTTATTAATAACCAGTTAGTGCAGATGTAGTTAGTCCCCTTCTCATCCTCATCTACAAGGATTTTTAGCGCTTCTTCTATTTTGTCTCTAAACTCTTTGCTCATTTTGCGTGCTGTATTTTCACTACGACTGGCTCAGCAGTATGAATGTCCCAGCGAGATGCAATGTTAATTGCCATACGAATATCTAGTTCTGCCACTTTTGGCGTAAATGATTTTCTACTTCCAGCAAAAGCCTCAATGGCACCCAAAGCAATATCAGCGCCAGAGCCAGAACAGTAAATACCGCGAGTGTCGCGGTCCCAAGAATAATCTTCAAAGACAGGATAAATAACTCCACGAACGACAACAAGAAATTGTGAATCATGTGCTGCTGCATCCCCGTCCTCTTTCATGTCATAACCAGAATCCATAAATACTTTACGCATTTGTGGGATAAATGTCTGCGTCATGAATACATCTAAGTCATCTGTAGCACGTGGCTTAGGTGCTTTCCAGCCAAACTGTAGAATGTTTGAGCCACGGCTTGCCCCTGAGCCTGCAATTAAAATACCGTTATTTTCAATAATCTTATGAGTAGCAAGTTGCATAAGACGACCATCATCACCAGATGAACGGGAATCACAACCAACTGCTGCCCAACCATTACCTTGAATTGCTACAAGAGTCGTCATGTCCCCTCCTTAGATTATTGTCGCGTTACAGTTCTTGCTCCACCACTTGCTCTGCCACTAGCACTTAGGCTAGAGAATAAAGATTGAAGTGATGCTGGTGCTTGAGGAGCGCCTGCTGCTGGCGCGGCGGGAGCAGGGGACGGTTGCTCAACCGTAGGTGCACCAGCAGCAGGTAATTCTTCTGGTGCGAATACTTCGTTAATAGCGTCTTCAATAGACTTACCAGACTGACGAAGTGTAATAACTTCTGCAATCTGCTTAACGATAGTAGTTGGGTCCCCGCCTGAAGCAATTAACTGTGGAATTGCTTGTGCACTTGCTTGTAGTGAAGATACTAATGCGTTACGCATTTCTTCTACTTCAATCTTCTCTTGTTCTTGAGTTACGTTAATTCCAAATGGAAGTTCGCGTTGAGCGAGGTCCTTTGAAATCAACTTGCCACCAAGGGCCTGCAACATAAAAATAAGACCCTGCGCTGGGTTAAGACCAGCCAACATTCCATAACGAACATCTGCTGAGTAGTCACCCTTAATGTTCTTTGATGGTAAGTAGTCAACAGCGTATGGTGCTCCAGCATCTACGCCACGAATAGTCTTCTGGAAGTTATAGAACTTCTCATCAACTTCAAAACAAAGAGAAATAACATTCTTTAGTGCAGAGGCAAAGATAGCCTGCGCTGATTTAACCTGAGTATCAAAACCACCCATGAGTGCCTGAACACCCTGTCCCGTGATAATTGATGCGTCTAGGTTTCCAGTACGAGATTCTGGATAACGTGTACCTGTACGAAGTTCTTGTTGTAAAACTTGCTGTTCTGTAAATGCACCTGCTGGAATTGGGAGTTCGACTCGGCGCACTCCTGCTGGTGAGTTAGTGCGGATAACCGCATCCCCACCAAACTCAAACTCCTGTACATCGCCTGGAACTACGATTGGTGATTGAACTGACTTCTCTGCTGCTTCCATTGCAAGTAATGCAAAACGATTGCGAAGCAACTGAATGCCAAGAACATCATCAAACTGTCCACGCATTTCGCCGTCTACAGAAGGACGGCGTGCTACTACTACCATCATCTTGCCAATAGGGTTTCTAGCCTGTGACAAGATTAAGTTATTACGTGAAGGAACAAAAATTACTGATTGGTCCTTGTCGTAGTAACGGATGATATCCATCTGTGTGTTGAGGTTCTGGTCGTAACCATCACGGCCCAACAGTTGGTATTCAAACTCAGGGAACTGGCTAACCAATTCTCCAAGTGATAGTGAGTAACGCTTAGCAAAGGCAATACAGCGTCCATAGCGGTCAAACTCTGGGTAAGCCCCGATAGGACTTTCTATGCGAATACGCGGTATACCTGCTTCATCGTCCAACTCAATAATGAATGGGACGAAACCAAATGTGATGTACCAGTCTGCGCCTGTATACATCTGTACTTGTAAATCTGAATGGAAAAAATAATTGCTAGCAATACGTGTGCGGGTATCTGCAAACTTACGAGCCTGGTCTTTTGCAGCGTTAACAGCAGAGCAGTTAACTGCTGGCAATGGTGCCATCACCTCTGATAGGTCACGGGCAACAATGTCAATAAAGTTTGCAACTACGTTTGCGTCTACACCTTCTGGAAAAAACTCTGGATAAACTTCAGAAATGTTTCCCTTGCGAACAGATAGCACGTCTTGGTGACGACCATCGCGTTCTGCGGAGCGGTGCTTAAGAGAGTCAACTCTCGCTGCAACCTGTTCGATTGATAACATTATTATCCTTATCCGTAGTTCTCAGCCCATTGCTCTGCAAAGGCTTCATCTAAATTAACTGACACACGTCTGTTCATCTGTGCTCTTGTTGCCCAGCGGTTTTCGGTGTATCGCTTCATGTAAGAAGTTTGTTGCATAAACTCTCTAGCACGAATAACCGCAAACCACAGCGCCATAACGCAGTCGGTCTTGCCACGGGTATTTGGCTTCCAAGTAATTAACTGTTGCACCAAGGCTTTCATACCCTCTGATGCGTCAGTTGATGCTAGTTCGATAGTGTTGTTATTTTGGAACTTGTTGTCTCGCATGGTTCCAAATAACGTTGACATAGATGCAACACCAAAGTTTGTATCCCACTTGTTCTTGTTGGTATGGTGCGCTTCAAGGCGTACTCCATAGGAAGATAGCCATTGACGCAAATCATCATCCAGAGAGTAGGCTTTCTGGTGAGCGTTAATCTCAACTCGAAACTCTTGTGGCTTGTACTTTAGAACCAACTCTTCGATTGTGTTACGAATCTTCTGTGGAGTTGGGTCGCTCATGTTTATACAGTCTAAAACGTATATTTTAGAATCTGACCTGTTGTAGGTAATAGCAACAAAAGCAGCGTTACCTGCCATAGCAGGGTCAAAGCCTATGATGGTGTATCCCTCAACCTGAGTCGGATGTCCCACCGCGCCTGGTTTCAAGATACCACGCTTACGTGTTCCTTTGATACAGGCTTGAACCAGCGCGGGTGGGAAGATGGAATCTTCTGCGACATCCTCCTGCTGGTAAACCAATGCCCAAGTAGTAGGGGTTACTTCTCCGCGTCTTTTGGCAAGTGCGTGTCCGTCCCACTTTGGGTAGAGTCCGTCTGGGTCTGGGGTGTCTTCATCCCCGTCCCATGGTAAGTCTGACTTCGGCCAAAGAGTAACCCAATCATCTGGCTTTTCACTATACTCCAGAACAGCAGGCATGCCCATGTACGTAAAAGGACACTTACCGCCCGACCAATACTTCGGGTCACGCAACTCTTTATAGAAATCCTGTGCGGCAATTCTCGTCCCAACGATTAATAACTTACCGTTCTTACCCAAACGGGTAATAACTTCCTTCTGTAGCCAGTCAATTTGCTTCTCATACTCATGAGCGTTAGCGGTTGTGATGCAGTCATCTAGGATAATTAGGTCAGCACGGGCACCGTAAATCTGTCCACCCATACCCAATGCCTGAAGGGTAGGGTCCTTTTCGCTCGAGTTTCTCGCATCGCCCCCAAGATAAACGGTGTCAACTCGCCAAGTATCTGAGTCTTCTTTCCAGCCCCCTTCGGGACCAAAAGTTGTCTGCAACTTAGTCCAGCGTGGGTGGGATAGTCTTTGCTTGATTGCGTACACGAACTCGCGTGCTTTGTTCAACGTCTTACTAACCACAATGATGCGGATGTTAGGGTTGAGGGCGATACGATAAGTTGAGTAGTTGACGGTTATGACCGTACTTTTGGCGTGCTCTGGTGGTACGTTAATCAGGAGGCGGGTTTTATCCCCAGGCTCATAAATCATATTATCGTGGAGCCAGGACGGAACCCTATCCTCTAGGAGGTCTACCCAGTCCATGTGGTGTGGAAACACCCGTTGGTCTAGGAACATCTCGCTAAACTGAGGAAAAGTAATTTCCTCCTTTGCGATACCTAGCGCCTTAATTGAGTTTGACTTTGCATCCTGCAAAGCCTGCTCTAAATCTGCGGCAAACTCTTTATCTCGTAGCATCCAGATTCGGATGGTATCGGGCTTTTTGCCCAACTGTTCCATCGCCTTTTTAGGCGACATACCCTCTGCTACCAAGGCCAAAACTTTAGCCTTTGCCTCGGCTAATGCCCCGCTTTTTGGGTTATTAGACCCCTTTTGAAAAGTCAATTAACTGTCCTATCTATAGTGTCCCTTGAAGGATTTGAACCTCCAGCCTTCGGCTTCGTAAACCGACGCTCTATCCGTTGAGCCAAAGAGACAGGTTTGGGCAGTATTTACCCATCTGCAATAGTCTGTTTTACAGTCAGTTGTAACAGACAGTAGATACAGTCTGTAACGCAAGTCTTTTAAGAGACTTGCTACTGTAATAGTAAATACTCTCTATATAGTATTAACCCGTTCAAACAGCCATTCCGAATGCTTTGCATTCTGTGAGTTACATCACAATAGTAAAAGTGCTGGTCAGAGCAGTATTAGCAGGACTGTAGCAGGGGCACTGTTGTACAGAAATATTTTTATTGCTGATACTACTACAGGTTGAAAAGACTATTAAACACTCTGGGGTCATAAATGACCCGCAGACTGTTTAATGCTGCCGCTCTACTGTACTGTACAGTGGACTCTGTTACGGCTAGCAATCTGCGGGCTTGACCAGATGTCTGCGCCCCAGTCAGATAACTATTTGTTTCTAATAAATAAAAATAGTTTCAGCCCTGGCGATGGCTATGTCTTTAACCCTCGCAAATACAGGCTGTAGACCAATGGTCGTAATCTGTCCTATGCTTTGTGGGCAAGGACGACGCTCCCGCTTTGTCGCCCTTGCCCCGCAAATCAAAGGCAGACCAGACGGCGATACAATTCCTTAGAATTGCTATCACCGTCTTTTACTTATGACCCCTGTGATTTTATCTCCATCAGCAAAATAGCAAGCCTGCCTCACCATGATTCCCGTCACACCCTGCGGGCATGACATGAATCACAGTTCAGCCTGTGCTTGCCATTTCAGTCGCGTTGTTCTACGACTGCCTGGCTGATGTGCTGATGACGGCTCTCGATTTTGAGCATCAGAGGCTTGTCAAGCCAAACCTCTGATAAGAGCGCTCAAAATAGGCTGGCAGGCTAAAGCCTGCGTAGCCATTGCTCGAGCCTGAGATGGATGGGC